GCTTATATTGGAGTTCTATACTCCTGGCATTCCTGATTCTGGTTGGGTACACGTTAGTTACAAAGCAGATGGCTCTAACCGTAAGTCCATTTTAACAGCATCACGTATTGATGGTAAGACGCAGTACAGCGAAGGCATTAATGCATAAACTTCAGTTGAAGCTAAAGAAACTTTATCTCAAGCTACTAAAGGCTAATGTCAAGCGCAAATGGGATAAAGTTCGCATCTTAAATGCAAAAATGATTCAACTTGAAATAGAAATAAACAACACACACAAGGAAACATCACATGACAAATAAAACTGTTCCTGTAGTAACTTTCAAGAAGAGAGTAAGGGACGAGTCCATTGGAGGGGACAATCCATTTAAATGGGTGGATCTAACAACAAAAGATATCTTTCTAGGAAGACGTGTTTTAGTATTCGCCCTACCGGGTGCGTTTACTCCCACATGTTCTACCTATCAAGTGCCGGGTTTTGTCGAGTATCGAGAAGCTATCAAGGCAAATGGGATCGACGAGATATACGTCCTGTCGGTCAATGATTCTTTTGTAATGCGCCAATGGATGCTCGATCAAGAAGCATTGGGCAAGATCGATTTCATTCCAGATGGTAATGGTGAGTTCACTGAACAGATGGGTATGTTAGTTGATATGTCAGCAGTCTGCTTTGGTAAGCGTAGTCGCAGATATGCTATGATTGTAGATAATGGTAATATAGAACAAATGTTTGTAGAACCAGATGCAACAGAAGATGATCCAGATCCATATGGGGAGTCATCTCCAGAATCAGTTTTAGATTATTTGGAGATGATGAAAGCTGATGTTGTCTACGGGTAAATGGCATGGAGGTAAGGGGTCTGCTCAGAGGCCTCTTACTGATTCTGACGCCTACTCAAAAAACTGGGCCAGAATTTTCAATGATGGTAAAGAGTGGCCAGATTTCCCCATCCCTGATAATCCAGCGGAACCACCACCTGAGAAAGAGGTTGAACTTAATCAAAAAGTATAGTATGCTCCCCCTTTCTTTGCTATGGAGAACCAGTTGAAATTCTACACAAATGTATCACGTGACCGAGCCGATCTATATGTGATGGGCTATGATAATGGTAAACGGTTTAAAGAGAAGGTCCATTATAAACCAACTCTCTATCTTCCCTCAAAGACAGGACAGACAGACTATCGTTCACTCGATGGTCGTCCTGTCGACCCTATTGTGTTTGGTGATATGTATGAAGCTCAAGATTTCGTCAAACGCTATCATGGTGTTGGTGGCATGGAGATCTACGGAATGCATTCCGGTCAGAACTTCATCTATACATACATCAACGAAGCATATCCCACAGTCGACTATGATGTTGATCTGATCAAGATCGCCAACATCGATATTGAAATCGAGACCGATAAAGGATTCCCTGACATCTCGAAAGCTGAACTGCCCATCACAGCGATTACAGTAAAGACTAAACATAAGGGCAAGCCTATCTCAATAACTCTTGGTACAGGCGATTATACACCGTCTCTGGACTATGTACGATACGTTAAGTGCGAGAACGAGTATATGCTTCTCAAGAAGTTCTTAGACGCATGGAGAGAGATTGATCCTGATATCATTACAGGATGGAACGTTGAGATGTTTGACGTCCCATACATTGTCAATCGTTGTAAGCGTGTTCTTGGTGAGGAGCAAGCAAACAGACTTTCTCCTTGGAATAAACTGACGTCCCGTAACATTACGATCATGAACAAAGAGTACACGATCTGGATCCCCATGGGTGTCTCTGTTCTTGACTACCTGGCTCTCTATCGTAAGTTTACATACTCCCAACAAGAGTCATTCAAGCTCGACCACATTGCATTTGTAGAGCTCGGAGAGAAGAAGTTAGACTTCAGTGAATATGGAGACCTCAACGAGCTCTACGCAAAGGACTATCAGAAGTTCATCGACTATAACATCAAGGACGTCGATCTCGTTGATCGTCTTGATGATAAGATGGGTTTGATCCAACAGGCACTTGCGATTGCATACGATGCGAAAGGCAACTACCAGGATGCATTTACATCTGTACGGATGTGGGATGTGATCATTCACAACTACCTCCTCGAGCGTAAGATTGTTGTTCCTAATCCACCCAAAGGTGAGAAGGACTCTACGATCGAAGGAGCCTTCGTCAAGCCACCTCAGGTTGGAATGCATAAGTGGGTTGTATCGTTTGACTTGAATAGTCTGTATCCTCACCTGATCATGCAATACAACATCTCGCCCGAGACATTCAAAGGTAAGGTACGAACTCCATTCACCATCGATGATCTATTGAACGGGGCTGCTGACAGTATCGACAAGGAAGGTCTCGCTCTGACAGCAAATGGCTGTTTGTGGGATAAGGACTTCCGAGGCTTCCTTCCTCAGCTGATGGAGCAGATGTATAACGATCGCACGACCTACAAGAAGAAGATGATTGCTGCGAGCCAAGAGTACCAAAAGAACAAGACGTACGAGCTCGAGAAAGAGGTCACTAAGAACAACAACATGCAGATGGCAAAGAAGATTCAGCTGAACTCAGCTTATGGTGCTTTGTCTAATGTATACTTCCGCTACTTCAACCGAGACTTTGCTGAGGCGATCACGATGTCGGGCCAGCTATCAATTCGTTGGATGGAGAAGCACATCAACCAATATTTGAACAAACTGTTTAAAACTAATGAGGTGGATTATGTCCTTGCTTGTGATACAGATTCGATGTACATCACTCTTGATCGACTTGTACAAGAAGTGTTTGAAAAGGGAAGCGAACTACAGGGCGACGAGGTCACTAAAATTATCGACTACTTGGACCGAGTCGCTGAAAAGAAGATTGAACCTTTTATTGATAAGAGTTATCAAGCGCTTGCTGAATATATGAACGCATATGAGCAGAAGATGTTTATGAAGCGAGAAAATATTGCTGACAAAGCCATCTGGACTGCTAAGAAGCGTTACATTATGAACGTCTATGATTCTGAGGGTGTGAGGTATTCAGAGCCTAAGTTGAAAATGATGGGGATTGAGGCTGTCAAGTCTTCGACTCCTACTGCATGCCGTGAGAAGATTAAGCAGGCACTAAGAGTAATCATGGACGCCGGAGAGAACGAAGCACAATCGTTCATAGCAGCATTCAGGGACGAGTTCAACACACTTCCGTTTCCTGCTATTGCTTTCCCTCGTTCAGTTCGTGGAATGGATAAGTATAGAGATGCATCGACGATCTATGGAAAGAAGTGTCCGATCCATGTCAAGGGTGCATTGATATACAACAAGATCTTATCTGAAAAGAACCTCGATAAGAAGTACAGTCCGATCTACGATGGAGAGAAGATGAAGTTTGCATACATGAGACTTCCTAATCCTACACACGAATCGGTTGTAGCGGCTCCTGATTATCTACCATCAGAGCTTGACCTAGAGCAGTACATCGACTATAATAAGCAGTTCGAAAAGTCATTCATTGAACCAATCAAGACAATACTTGATGCTGTTGGATGGCAGGTTGAGAAAAGGGCAACGCTGGAGGACTTCTTTACGTGAAGGTTACTATTGGTCCGTATAAAGATAAAGGTAAGCGCAAAGAGGAAGTAACTATCCATAACTACGATACGTGGAGTATGGATCATACTTTAGCTTTGATTGCCTTACCTATGCTGAAACAGTTGAAAGAAATAAAGCATGGTGTCCCACGTGTAGACTACGAAGACATGCCAGAGCATCTTCAGTACAACGAACGGCAATATGATAATCGTGCAGTTGGCGATCTATTTAACAAATGGGATGACTTCGATCATGAATTTGATCATCAAGTTAAAGTCTGGGATTGGATTATGGATGAAATGATTTGGGCAATGGAACAAATTGTTAATGAAAGTGAAGTAGATCCGGATGTTTGGTACTCAAAAGAATTTAATGACCGTATGCATAATGGATTAAGACTATTTGGAAAGTATTATAGATCACTGTGGGACTAATTATGAGCGAACTTAAAATTACAGACACTAAAACAGAACTGCTGACAATCCTCGCTGAGGAGTGTGCAGAAGTAATCGTTGAATGTTCAAAGATTCAACGTTTTGGTAATGAGACAACAACGCTCGAAGCTGAGCTTGGTGATGTCTTGTGTATGATGGAGTTGTTACAGAAGTACGACTTCATCAATTGGCATAATGTTGAACAATGTGCTCAAGCCAAAGAGATGAAGTTGCGTCGATGGAGCAACATCTTTAAAGGAGAAAAAAATGAGTGACGATTTCGACTTCGACTTTGGGTTCTCGCTTGTAGACGAGCAAGACCTGGAAGTCGTGCAAAAAGCATCATCAGATGTAGAAAGTGCATCTGCAGCTGTTGACCAACTGCAGGAAAAGTGCGATACTCTGTACAACATGATCTTGCCACTACTTAATAACTTGGCTAAGAATCCTGAAAGGGATTACATTAAGTGGGCAGGGAAAGATCGTATTGAGAAAATTGAACTATTCTCTGACAAACTCAGAGAAGTATATACGAGGTAAACATTATGAAATTTGGTGAGCTCTATTTTCATACTGTGGCGATTGCAGTAGGAGCGTCATTTCTTAGTGGTGTTGCATTTGGCTCATCCGTCAACGGCAATGTCACAGATGTATACAGGGATGTGATTCGTAGTGAGCCACACACGGTGACGGTGTGTGAGGATGTTCGGGTTCCTGTTACAAAAAAGGAGAAAGGTTCAGACGACCTTGTGTCGTTTATCGTCGGAGCCGCAATTGGCAGTGCAGTAGGCAACCAAGTAAACTCAAACAACGGCTCAGGAACTATCGGAGCGATCGTTGGGGGAGCATTAGCGAATGAACATCAGAAGAAGCAGGGCTCCGAGCAAGTGATTGGATATCGAACTGAGCAAGTATGCCAACAGCAGACACAGTACACGAAAGTTTCACAACAAGTGTATTCACACAGCACAATCACATTTACAGATGATGGAAAGACATATACGGTGAGGTTTACACGATGAGTGATTTCTTTCGCGACTTAGTAGAAGAGATTAAAGATGAAGATACTACAATTGCAGCAGATGGTCAGGGTAGTTCAGAGTTCTCTGGGACGATTGATACTGGGTGTTATATTCTTAATGGAGTACTTAGTGGAAGTCTGTATGGGGGTGTTCCTAATAATAAAATCACTGCTTTTGCAGGAGAATCCGCTACAGGGAAAACTTTCTTTGTTCTTGGTGTTGTCAAGTCCTTCCTGGATTCCGATCCTGACGCTGGGGTCGTTTATTATGATACAGAGGCTGCTGTAACAAAAGAGATGATGGAGTCTCGAGGCATTGATACTCGTCGAGTAATCTTGGCTGAGCCAGATACGATCCAGAAGTTCCGTCACCATGCTCTCAAGATGATTGAAGCATATGAGAAGCGAGATAAAGATAAACGTCCTCCCATGATGTTTGTTCTTGACTCGTTAGGTCTCTTGTCTACAACCAAAGAGATGGAAGATATCTCTGAAGGTAAAGAGACACGAGATATGACAAAGGCTCAGGTGATCAAGGCTGCTTTTCGAGTACTGACTCTCAAGCTCGCAAAGGTCAATATTCCTCTTCTGGTCACTAACCACGTCTATGAAGTTGTTGGAGCATATATCCCAACAAAAGAGATTGGTGGCGGCACTGGTCTCAAGTATGCGGCATCTACGATTGCAATGCTTGGCAAGAAGAAGGATAGAGATGGTAAGGACGTTGTCGGTAATATTATCAAAGTTACTATGCATAAGTCTCGTCTCTCTAAAGAGAACAGTGTTGTTGAACTCAAGCTGTCGTATGACTCTGGCCTTGACAAGTACTATGGTCTTCTCGAGCTCGCTCTCAAGTATGGGATCTTCAAGCAGGTCTCTACTCGGATTGAACTACCGGACGGATCGAAGACGTTCGGTAAGACAATCAACGAGAACCCTGAAAAGTACTACACGCCTGAGATTATGGAGCAGCTAGAGGTTGCTGCCCAGAAAGAATTCGCGTATGGTGCTGTAGATGTAGAAGAACCGGAAATGGTGACAGATGACGAGTATTGAGATTTCGATTCTATCAAATCTATTACATAATGAAGAGTATGCGCGAAAGTCGCTTCCATTTCTCAAGTCTGAATACTTTAATGGCTCTGAAAAGATTGTATACGAAGCAGTCGTATCCTTTGTAGACAAGTACAATAAGGTCCCTACGAAGACTGCTCTTGTGATTGACATTGATAACAACGATACACTCTCTGATACGCAATACAAAGAGGCAACAAACTTCCTTGATACGCTAGGCGAGGTTGATGTAGATGATCAATGGCTACTCGATGAGACGGAGCGATTCTGTCAAGATAAGGCTGTGTATAATGCAATCATGGAATCGATTGCAATTCTTGATGAGAAGGTCAAAGATAAGACCAAGGGATCAATTCCTCAGATCCTGACAGAAGCGCTTGGCGTATCGTTTGATTCAAATATCGGTCACAGTTATCTCGATGACTCTGATAATCGATATGCGTTCTATCATAAGAAAGAATCTAAGGTTGAATTCGATCTCGAATACTTCAATAAAATCACTAAAGGGGGCTTACCTAACAAGACGCTAAATGTAGCTCTGGCTGGTACAGGAGTTGGTAAAACTCTCTTCATGTGTCATAGTGCTGCAGCTGCATTTACGAATGGAAAGAACGTCCTCTATATTACGATGGAAATGGCTGAGGAAAAGATCGCTGAGCGTATTGACGCAAACCTTCTCAATGTTACTATTGATGAGCTATCTGTCCTTCCTAAGGATGCCTATGACAAAAAGGTAGAGAGAGTAAGATCAAAGTCACCAGGCAAACTGATCGTAAAGGAGTATCCAACAGCATCAGCTGGTTCTAATCACTTCCGCCATTTGTTAAATGAGTTGCGACTCAAAAAGAACTTTACACCCGATATCATATTCATTGACTATCTAAATATCTGCATGTCGTCTCGTCTCCGTGGAGGAGCGAATGTTAATTCCTATACCCTTGTCAAGTCCATTGCTGAAGAACTTCGCGGCCTGGCAGTCGAGTTTGATGTTCCTATTGTCACTGCAACACAAACAACGAGAAGTGGTTACTCAAACACAGACGTTGGCCTGGAAGACACTTCAGAATCTTTTGGCTTACCAGCTACAGCAGACTTCATGTTTGCTCTCATATCATCAGAAGAGCTTGAGCAGCTTGGCCAGATTATGGTCAAGCAGTTGAAGAACAGATATGGTGATCCTTCTTACTTCAAGCGCTTTGTTATTGGTGTTGACCGCTCAAAAATGAGGTTGTTTGATGTCGAGCAAAGCGCTCAAGAGGACATCGTCGATAGTGGTCCTGTATTTGATAATTCAGACTTTGGTAGACGTGATGTATCAGCTCGCCCATCCGATAAATTTGCTGAGTTTTCTTAACGTCATATTTAAAAATACAATCGTCAGGCCTGTTTACTTTTTCTTCAGATGTGGGATAATGGCTACATCAAATGAGGAGAGAGTTATGAAAAACGAAATGGATGCAGTGGTTTACAAGATGATGTTGGACTTGGACCGCATGTACGGTAAGATGACCAACGCAGAAAAACATTATGCGCGTTCAGCCATGGCTGCTTTCCTTGGCTTGCGTGGTGAGATTGCTAATCCGGAGGTCGATGAAAATGCGTAACACGAAGAAAACACAGCCCTGGCAGATTGATATCCTGAAAGAGACGACACCTGGTTTCCCTCAGAACGTATACTACGTTAATCAGAACGGAACTAAGTTAGTTGCGTTCTATCCAGAAGGTGACAAGGATGCGTTTACTGTTTACAATACGCCGTTGACTTTTAGCAAAAGATATCGTACATTTGAGACTATCGCACGTGGTTTGAATTCCCTCTAAGGAGATATATTATGAAGATGTTGAATATAGTAGCCCCCTCTGAGACCCCTCGTTGGGACATGATGACAGAAGTCAAGAAGATGCAGACTACTTTGGAGCGCATGTCCAAGGATTTGGATCCTATTGCGACTCGTGCTGAGCACGATTCAATCAGAGGAGCAATCGCAAATTTGAACTATTTGTTGATGCAGTTGAATAACAAGCGTTATGCGGAGGCATCGTAATGGGCTACACAGCAAACTATCTTGATGTGATCTTGGTGCTGGGAGTAACTGGTGTTGCTCTCAGCTATCTTTTGATTACTGGTGAGTGGCGTAAGTGGTGAAAAAGCTCAACGATGAAGTCACTCTGATCAAGACGACAGGGTATGTTTATTACCTGAAATGGATCGCGACTGTCATAGTATTACTGGCAGTCGCCTGTCGTTCTGTAGAAGAGGTTCCTCGAATCTATGATGTTGTCTTATCGTGGATCGGTACTGGAATGTGGTTGGTCGTTTCGCTTGCATGGAAAGACCGAGCATTGATTCTACTCAATGCGGTAATGTCTTTTATGTTGTTTGTTTCGTTGTTGAGGTATATTACATGAGTGTTGTTGTACATTATCGCGCTAATGGCATGCTTAGGGATTGGGTATGTACGTATGAACGTCTGGATCACATCATCCAGGTATGTGAAGCAAAAGGATTTGAGATCGTAGGTGTAGAAGACCTATGACAAAGAAGTTTGCAGGGTTTGCTGGTGTCTTTGAAGAAAGACTCAGCAAGATGAAGAAAGACCTCAAGAAAGAACTTGATCGCGCAAAGACAGATCGTCGAAAAGATCATATCAAATATATGATCAAGGAGTGCAAGGAACTCCGTAATCTGTTGAGCGAATTGAAACCTAAATGTCCACACTGTGGAGGAACTTTATGAGTAAATATGTAATGGTTGATACTATCTCAATGTTTCGGATGAGATACGTAGTGGAGGTGCCTGACGATATCGGTGAAGAGATGCATTTCAAGGAGGGCACTCGTTCCTTTCCTATCACACCAGAAGAATATGCAAAGGATAGTGTAACTTGTGAAGACACCAGAGAGTTCTCTCAGGAACATCTTGATGAAGTAATATCATCTTGTCGCGAGGTGACGCTGGAAGAAGCAGTAGCGCAATGGCGTAAAGACAACGGCGGTGCGTATGATGTATGGAGTGATGATCATATCGTAAAAAGCTCCTTTACTGAGATTGGATTCGATCGGAAGAAGTTTGAAGAAGAGGAAGAGAAGAAATGGCGGATGTCAACCAACTAGTGCTGCAGTTTGGTACGCTGTTTTGGTTAATACTACTTCTCGGATTTGTTTGGTTTCTTGTAAAGGGTATGGATGAATGACTGATGAAATAATGAAACTACCGCCAGAAGAAGGTATCACACCAGACGCATGGGTGATTCTTGAAGTCAACCATGAAGGTAAACAATTCCAAAAGATACTCTCAGGGTGGTCTGGCAGTTATCTATACGGTGACTCATGGCGTATGTCATCCCCCATCAAAGAACTAAACATCAAAGTCAATCAAGATTTCTTTACGGTTGAAACTGACAGTGGAAGCGTGTACAATCTACGGAAACAATATCAAGGGTTACGTATGAGTAATGCAGGCATCTATAATCAGCTCAAAGAGAAGTTTGGCGATGCAGTGGAGATCGTAGAGTTATGAACGAAAATGGGTATTGCCCGAACTGTAATTTAGATTTTGATGATGGTCTCATCTACGAGACATTCTTAGAGAAGTATCAAGACGAAGAGAAAGCACTTGATGCCGCAGAAGCATATGGTGCGACAAAGACCACTGGTAAGTGGGGCAAGAGAATTGGTATCTACAGTATGGAAGAAGATCGAACAACACACTGGAGATGTCCAGAGTGTAGTCATGAATGGGGTAGAACATGAGTGAAAAGAAGTATCAATTAATGATAGATCCAACTCCTCAAGGATGGGTATATGGTTTTCCTAGAGCGTTGCCTGATGAAGCAGTAATGGGTAAAGGTTCTGATCTTTGGATCAAAACTGATTTTGATTTAACTGAATGGGTCTGTAGTTTTGGATATCCAGAAGATAGTTTTCAATACTACAGTGTCTTTCCACAAGAGATCAAAGATGAAGCCGCAGAAAAGATGGGGGACACAAAGTTTACGACAGCTGGGGATTTCATCGACGAACAAAATAAGTTTACACAACAACAATGGGATCGTGTTGTCGGGTATGGTAAGGTACCAGATGAGTATCGTAAAGGTGACGATGATAAGTATGTTTATCCTGGGAGCGATCCACAAGAATGAATGGCACAAAAGAGGTAGTTAATTTATGAAAGAAGTAGCGTTTTGGTTAGTGTTTGTGTTAGGTTCTACCGCTGGAGTCTTTGCATTTCTGGGTGGTGGTGAGAATCGTAATATTGGTTTGAATAACGGTCAGTGTCCGAAAGGAGACTACGTGTGTGGGTTGTCGTGGAAGGATTCATAGACTATATTATACCAACGGTAATAGTGACATCTCCAATATGGATAATGCTATTACTTTGTGTGTGGGAGATTAGAAAGAGATGATTCTTTTAGATATTTTGAATCCAAATAAAAATGGATTGAGAGCAGCTCCGCCTGAGTACAAGTTTATGATTAGTTGTACGCTGGCTGGGCTTTGGTGTATTGCGTTTGGTATCTATACAGCAGAACTGCTGTTTATCGGTTACAACATCATTGGTCATGTTGTGGCGATCTTTATGGTGTTTGTGACGTGGACTGTATTTAAGAATATTCGTAAGCATAGTCCACCATCACCTCCAAACAAGGTGCAGTGGGATCTGGAGAGGGAAGGATGATCAAGCTAACATACGAAAGGCCAGAGTCACATGCTCCATACTCAGCAGTAAATAGTTTCGAAATGACTATTGACGACGAGCGCTCACTGGATGAGATGCTTCAAGCATACAAAGAATTCCTGTTGGCACTAGGGTTTGGTGTAGATGGGGACCTAGTAGCAACAGATAATGATTAACAAATACAATCACTAGACTTGTTGTCTTTTTCTCAAAATAAGGGATAATCACGGTACTGAATAAGAAAGGAGAAAATATGCAACGAGATAAAGTGATAATGGTAGATTGTGATGGGGTACTTCTTGATTGGGAGTATGCGTTTGATGTCTGGATGCGCCACCATGGCCATACAATCAAACAGAAAGGCGATTACGAAATGAGTGTTCGCTATGGTATTGATAATGCTAAGCAAATGATTCGTATGTTCAACGAGTCAGCAGCGATTGGCTTCTTACCCCCATTACGAGATGCTATTCACTATGTCAAGAAATTACACGAAGAGTGTGGATATGTCTTCCATGCGATCACATCTCTGAGCAACGATCCAAATGCTCAGAAACTACGGACAATTAATCTTCAGCGCCTCTTTGGAGAGACAGCGTTCGAGAAGTTTGTCTACCTCGACACAGGAGCTGACAAGGATGAGGCTCTCAAGCCATACGAAGGATCGGAATGCTTTTGGATTGAAGATAAGCCAGCAAATGCTCTTGTTGGAGCAGGGCTTGGTCTTCACAGTCTGTTGATGTCCCATCAACACAACAAAAACTTCAATAATG